TAATGTTACGCCGTTAACTGACGAGGTAGTCAGATAGCTTAATGATCCTGTCGGAGTTAAATAATATGGCAATCCTGGCAATAATCCGCTCTGGCTGGTTTCCATGCATCCTACCATATTCAGGTAAACCGATGCTCCTGCACTCACAGATGTTTTTGCAAATCCAATGACATAATTCCAATCGAGAGACCCTACTACTCCGGTGACATACCACGTGCCTCCGCTGCCATTATTCCATGCCTCGGTTGTTATGAATTTTTGGTTGTCAAAGCATGTGACTGCGGTAACCGAATCGCTGATAATTAATCCTGCGTCGCTTTGAGCTACTGACGAGCTAACCCTGACTAATTGAATAGTATTTGTGGTCGATGTTAATACCAAAAATGTCCAGCTCTGAGAATCATAAACCGATACTGAGTTCATGCCTGTGTTTGGCGTAACTCCGACATTGTTTGACAAAGATAAAGTTCCGGAGCTTTCGCTTGCATACCAGCATCCGTTTGTTCCTGCGTATATTCCAACGTTTGATCCATTTGCTACAAATCTTCCCTGTGTAAGGCTTGCGTTTGTTGATGCATTGACGCTTGAGATTGTTGTTCCCGATAAAGTAAGCACGCTGTATTCGGTGGTGTTATATGTCACTAAAACTCTGTTAGAGGACAAAGTATGGCATCGCGAATCTGTATAAATTGACGTTGCGACTGCAAACGGAGTTCCGGCCGTCAGCGTTAATGCTCCCTCATTTACGGTCGCTGCAACCGCCTCCGTATGGTTGTTATTTGAATTGCAAACTGTAAACAATGCGACGTCTGTTGCCGGAGAGCAAACGTCTGTAACCTGCCATTGGCTTCCTCCGCTTGAATATCCTATATTTTGAACTGACCCGAGTGTTATTGTTGTTCCCGATACGGTCGCTACCCAGCACTCGACTGAATGCGACGGTCCATTAGCATACCATGCGGCAATTACAAATGCTGTCGAAGATACTGGTACTATATTTGCAAGCGTTCCGGCGTTTATCGCAATAAGCAAAACTGGAGAACCCCATGTTATTGTTTGCCCTGATATCGTCCCAACTACTCCGGTAAGACCGCTATTTCCTACGTTGTAAATTGCGACGAATTTAGTCGCACTAAGCATAAATATCTGACTTGAAGCATTCGTAAATGTTCCGCCGGTCGAGGATGCTGTTTGCCTTGTCCCAATTCCAAAAATATGAGAGAATTTTATCGTCCCTCCGTCATTTATTATTTTTAATGGATTTCCTGCTGTTAAGTTTGCATACGCTGGTAATGACGGCGTGGTTGGATAGATAAAAGACGGGTCAATTTTTCCTGACCCATCGGTTATCACTCCATATCCTGCTGCTCCATTGGATGCATTAATAAAATCTGATGCCAAAATGTCGTGACCTATTGCTATCATATTTTTTTATATTAAATCTTTATTTTCTCCGAGTGGCAAATTATATAAAGCCTCTTTGTCTGGAGTCTCTACTGTCACGTCGTCTATGGTGACGCTTTGGATGTTATGCTCTTGCCCGAGCATGTTGAGCCATCTATAAATCCAAACGTTGACGCTGGCCGGTGCGACCTCGTCTTCGTCTACGTCGATTGTGAACCCGATTTTTTTTGTTATTTTTGCCATTAATATTTTATTGTTGTGCAATTTTTTGATAACATATTATGTCTAATTGAACGAATATTGGCAAGATACCGTCATACTTTCTGAGCTGGATTTTGTCCATCCTCCGGTCAAAGCGTGCGTGAACATTTGCCCTGAGTTTGCTGTTCCGGTTGCGTCAATAAATGTCCCGAATTCCTGGTATGTTCCGTTTGTGTCTGCCTTTGCAAAAAAGAAATCTATAAATGCCACGTTGTTTGTGTAAGATGCCGAGGCTACCACTTTGCGGAATACTTCCGTGCCGAGCTGTGTGTCAGCGTTGGCTACGGCTGTGCTTGAGCTTCCCAGTGCGCCGTAATTGATTGTGCCAGTATATGTGGTAGTGTTTGCCAATCTCTGCGCCAAAATTGAGCGTCCGACTGTAACCACGATATTTTTTATTACAATTTCTCCGGTCTTGAATTTCTGCAATTCGTCGAACAATTTTCTGTATGTGATGTGATAATTCGCTTGTGATACAAAATCTTTGCAATCTTTAAATGTTGCGATGTGTGACTCGATTCTCTGTTCGAGTCCTTTGGCTTCCGGCGATGTCATATCGTATTTTCTGAATGTGTGAATGCCGGTAATTTTTACCGTATCTTTTATTGTTTTTTCGGCTGTCTCGTTCATGGTTGTTGCTTTTAATTAATTATAACACTGTCGGGCTTTTTAGAATAGTTTAACTCCATTCGCTCATTCCAAAAATTCCTCCTGGGCTGTCGGGCAATATAAACGGGTAAGCCGGGACGTTTCCGCCGTTCCATAATGCGGTTACTCCGGTGCTGTTTACAACCCTGCCCCAAAATCCAATCCTTTTAATGCTTCCGTTGAAAAGTCTTGAGCCTTGGAATGATCCTAATGCTGCCGGCACTCCAGTTGCTGTGTTTACCGTATAGCTGGCTGTTCCGCTCGCTATTTGCGTGCCATCTAAATAAATCACGTAGCTGGTTCCTGTCTGAGTCACTACCAAAAGGTGCGGATTGCCGTCTGAAACGGTTACTGAGACTGTCACGGGTCCGTGGTTAATGTCGGGGTACCATTCCACCATGTTGTTGTTTATATCAAGCAGGCAGGACATAAATGTTATAAGTGCCTGCTGTGCGGTCGATGTTGTTTTGAAAAATGCCGAGAATGTTATTGTAGCTCCGATGCTGTTGTTCGGGATTGCAATGGTTGAGCCTGATCCGTTAAAATTGGCACCGTCTGCATTGTAGGTTATGTTTGTGTCGGTTCCGCTTTCCACGCCGATTGCGTCGTGCGAGTTTCCGCCATCTAAATTAAAATATGACGAGGAGTTCAGTTTTCCCCATTTGAATGGCGGCGTGATGTTTTGCTTGCTTATATGTTCTGCAACCGCCACGCTCTCGTTTACGTTTCTGACGTTGTTGTTTTTGGTTATCACTTCCGCAATCGTCACTACTTCCGGGACGCTGAATATCTTGCTCACCTGGTCGTCGGTCGCCAGCGTGTCTTCCGGTGCGGCGATTGAGTTTAAAAAATCCACCACGCTCAGCAGTCTTCCGCCGAATGTTATTGTGTATGTGTATTCGATTGCGCTTCCCGATTCGTCCATTGTCGTTTCCAATTTCTGAATCACAAATGGCGTGTCCTGCAGAATTCCCCAGGCTGGCATGTTAACCGTCAGAGCCTGACCGATTTTAAAATATGAGCCTGCCTGCAAAAGTCCTGTTCTCGTCACAATCGTTCCTGACACAATCGGGTTGGCAAAGTTTGCCAATTCCTGTTGCGCCCTTGCCCTGGCTTCGTCCTTTGACAAAATTGTTGAGTCAATGATTGAGCTGGCGTGAACTCCGTCTCCGCCCTCGATGGCTTTCATTGCTATAATGCTCGGGGCTGACGACATAATTGCTATGACGTCGATTTCGTATGTGTAAACAACCGTTATCACGTCGCTGGCTCCTGGAGTCGGGCTTCCGCTCGATGCTCTTAATGCTCCACGGCTCGGGTTGTACATAAAATAATTGCTGCCCTCGTCGTCTGTCGGATCTACGCCGTATGATTTGCTCACGCCGTTAAGCGAGACTGAAATCATATTTTTTACCGGATACAAAAGCACCCATTCTTTTGCGTGTGCGTCGCCGAGAATGTTTTGAGTGTAGTTCGCGCTTTCCTGCGTGCCTCCTTGCACAACCACCGAGTTTCTCATCTGGCTTACGTCTATGACGATTGCCACGCTTTCGTGGTTGCCTGGGTTTGCGTCTGTGAATTTTTCCGGGGCGATGTCTGTGCTGGTCGTGTCTACGAAGTGAATGTCTTTGTTGTAATCTACCCACCAGCTGTATCCGGTCAGCTTCGCCAATTTTTCAAAGCACTGTCGCACGCTTATGTGATTGAAAGCGACGGTTGTAATTACTGGTCCGGTTTGCACGTTGTTTGTCGTCAGTGCGTATCCGGAGTCGATGTTGGTGGCTATCAAATCCTGCACAATCGCTTTGAGCGTCTGTGCTTGGTAGGCTTTTTGGGCGAATTTGTTAATCAGCAAATATGTGTAATCTGTGACTTCAACGTTCCAACTTATTAATTGTCCGACTCCGTATTCCTTTGGCGTCAGTCTTGAAATATATCCGGCAAACAATACCCTTGTTCCGTCTTTAAAAATAACCTCGGCTCCCTGTTTTGGAGCATTCTGTCCGGTCTTTTGGGTTATCTCCATCGTCATTGTGTCGCCCTGATTGGCTATTTGTGAGGTGATTCTCGGGCTACCCGTGACGTACTGGGGCATAAAATCCACAGACCCTATCGTTAATGTGAGCATAGTCATGAAATTATCTTATTAAAAATTGGGGCGAGTCTTGATACCTCGTCTTTTTTCTTTGGGTGATGACCATGGCATAAAGTTATACCATTGTTAACTTCATATCGCAATTCCGGATAATCTATCCAAGGAAGAATATGGTGAACTTCTGTTTTACCTTTACAATCTTTATTTGAAATTCTGCACTTAAATCCATCACGCTCTAAAACTGCCTTTACAAAATATCCGTATGCCCTATCATTCCTTTTTTGTGTAATTTTTAGCTTACTTCTGTCTGCTATCCATCTTGGTGCTTTGCTTCCAACCATTTGTTGAGCCTTTCTCGCCTCACTTATTTTTTGTTTTGTTTCCTCACTATGATGTTTTCCTGCAAAAGAAGCCTTGCCCTTTCTATTTTGACTTATCTTTAATTTAGTTTCTTCTGACAATTTAACGCCTTTGCGCGGAGAGACCATGCCCTTTTTAAAGATATTTGCTGGCTTAATTCCCTTTAGAAATTGTCCGAGTTCGTTTCTCATTAGATATGCACGATTTTATGGTTTATAAGCACGCTTCTAAACACGTCTTCGACTGCCTTTCGCATGTCGTCTATGTCGCTGTTTTTGCGCACTGAGGGGTTTATTATCTGAATTGTGATGTTTCCACCGTTTCCTGATGCTGATTGCTCTGCTGGTATGATTTGTTCACCTCCGTGGGCTATAATCGGCACTGCTGTGCCTCTTGGAGCGTTTACAAAGCCTCCGGCTTCGTGTTTAGCCGGTGATCCGACACTTGGTATGCTTATTGTGCTCAAAGCTGACGCTGATGCCGATTTTGACGCATTGATTGCGGCTGTTAAAGCCTGGAACTGTGCTATTTCGGCGTTGACTTCGGCGGTTGTTGTTGCCAGTCTTTCGTTTGATAACTTGGTAAAGTAGGCGTTTCCGGCGTCCAATATCTTGTTTATTTGAGCTACTTTATTGTTGTACAATGTGGTTTCGGCGGTTGCTTCTGCTGTTTGGTCTTTCAATTGCTGTTGCAATGTCGCCAATTTTTCCTGATATTGCTTTGTGTCCAGCGCCTTTTTCTGATTGTATGTGTCGATTGCCCTTTGCAAATCTGTTTCCTGTCCGCGTTCTGTTGCGGTTGTAGCCTGTGATAACTGCTTTTTGATGTCGGCGATTTTCTGTTCTGAGGCAACAATTGAGTCGGCCATTTGCGAGGTGGCGTCTGTTTGTCCCTGGTTAAAGCTGGCGGTCAAATCGGCTATACTCTGCTTTGTTTTAGCGATGCTGTCGTTTATGGACTGCATCTTGGTTGTAAATTCGTCGGATAAACTGGCGAGGTCTTTTGCTCCCTCATCTTTCATTTTGTCGTAGTCTGTGGACAGTTTAGAAATGGCATCTGAGTGTTTTAAAACCGCATTGTCGGCTTTGGTTATTCTGTTTGCCATATCGTCAAAGTTGATATTTGCTGCCTGTGTTGATGTGGATAGCTTTTTTGTCGATGTGTCGGTTTCGTTGACTGCTCCAACTAATTTTAAAAGATTTTTGCTGGCGTCGTCTCCGTTTTGTTTAACCTGATCTAACATAAACTTCAAATCGTCTCCGGCTTGCTTTCCGGCTGCTCCGGCGTTGTCCATATCAGTTTTGGCGGCTGACATATTACCGTGGAGTGCATCTCCGGCTGCTTTGGCTCCGTCCGCTACTGCTTTAAAAGAATCAATGGCGGTTGTTCCCAACCCCATGACGTAATCTACCATAATTCCTATTTCGTCGCTCAAAAATCCAAAAATGTCTATGCCTTTTTCTCCCATCCATTCAATTGCGGTTGCCACTGCCACAATCCCGTTTTCAATTTCCGGCAGGTGCTGTTCCAAATCTCCAAATAATTTAAGCAAAATCGGCATCAGTTTGTTTCCGACTTCTTCTTGAATTCCCTCCCATTGTGCCTGAAACTCTCTCAAATTACCAGCTGGCGTTCCTGCCAATGCTTCTGCTGATCCGCCAACAAGTCCCTGCACAATGTTTAAGGCTTCGCCGGATGTTGTGGCACTGTCTAATGATATGCCGTAGCTTTTCAGCACCCTTGTGTTGCCGGCCATGACCTGGTTTAACAGCGTTGTGGCTTGATTCAAGTCCATGTTTTTTGCCACGGACAAATCCATCGCCAAATGGTTCAGCTTCAAAGCGTCGTTATAATTTCCTGTAGACAAAACTGCCAGTCCCATTGATTGCCTGGTTTGTTCTTCGGTAAATCCCAATGCTTCATTTTTTTTGGCGAGGGCGTCTATTTGCGGACCCACTGTTGCATAAGAAAGACCGGCGTTTTTAACGTCGACTTGCAGTTGCACGAGCGTGCGCGATTCTTCCATTGCCGCTTCAACCGATTGCTCCAAAAAGTCTTTTACGATGCTCAATCCCTCTCTGAATGCTTCGTATGTCGCCTGGGCGGTCACAATGCTTCCTACGAGCGTTCCAAATGAAGTGCCACCCTTTTCATTTGAGTCTGCAACTTCGTTGTTGGCGGCGCTCACGTTGCCTGCCAATTCTTTTAAAACAGCCGAGGCATTGTCTACCGCGCTGATCGCTATGGTTAGTTTTTGCTCGTCGTCTGCCATTTTATGGTTGCAGAGGGATTTTTGACTGGGCGATTTTTCCCTCCAGCTTTATTTTTTCTAATATTAAATCGATTAACCATTCCGGCTGGTTCTGGTAGGTGTAATAATCCCAGCCGTATTTTTCCATGACCTCTAACATGAGGACGTCGCCACTCCATTTCTCGTCTAAGAGGTTTTCTAAATCCCTGGAGTAGCTGGTTCTTTTTTTTTGTTATCGGTCACTTCACTTACTCTGTTTACAATTTCCAATGCTTCGCGGTTTGGCAGGTTCATTAATTCTGCCAGCACGTTTTCGGTTTTTCCGTCTACGGAAACTACGACGATTTTCACCGCCGCATCTGTGGCTGCCCTCATTTGGGCGGTCATATTTGTTGCCGTCTTTGACGGATTTTCCGCTGCGTCAAATGCGTCCTGGATTGTCCTTTTGTCTGCAAAGGTTATGAATGATTTTAAAACCGCTACGTGGTTTTCTGTTTTTACTTCAAATGTTGCTGCTTCCATTTTTTTTGCTTTTTTGCTGGGGACATTTCTGCCCCCAGCAGTTTAATTATTAGAGATAATTTGTCCCGGCGTATGTGTTGGTTACGACTGCGGACAATTCTTTGTCTGTTGCGTCGTACTGGACTTCAAACTCTTGCTTTATGTAGTTGAGTCCGTCTATCTGGTATTCCACTGGGGCTTTAGTGAGTACCAATTTGCCGAGTTTTAATACAACCTGTTCGAGGGTTGGCACAACTCCTATCTTGGCTCCGTTCAGCACCACCACTAAAGCGTTTAATGTGTTTTGTTGATATTTTGCCAATTCTGTCGTATCTGCAAATTGCAAGGTGTATGAACCTTTTATTTGCAATGAGCCGGCTACGAATCCGCCGTTGACTGGCGTTGCTGCACCCGATAGGAATGCTTCGTCAAACAACACGTTGTTTGCCATGTTGAGTGTTAAGTTTAACAATCCTGTTGGACCCGCTCCTGTACCTGGTGTTCCGGCATTCATTGTCGTTCCAGTCCATGTGCAGTGAGATGTTCCGGCTTGGGTTGTTCCTATTGTGTTGGATCCTGTGCCGTTTACAATTGCGACGATTAATAGCGTTGCGGATGTTACTGTTGTTGCAATAACCTGTGGGTGTGCTACTGTTCCTACTCCATAATCTGTGCCAGCGGTTCCTGTGCCATTAATAGCTTTTTTCAAATTGGCTAAGAATGCGGCGGCGGTTGTGTTTATAAACACTTCGTATGGTGCGCCGGTCAATGTTGTTTTGGCTGTGTAGGTTACGTTGCCTATGACGATTGTTGCTCCGTCTGCTGGGGCTGTTGTGTCAGAGGTTAATGTTGTGCCGGCCGGTGTTCCCAATGCTGCCGAGACGCTTGCTCCAAAATATGCAAGCATTTGGTTTTTGGTGAACAATGTGTCTTGCGTGTAGCTTGGGCTTATTGAGCTGGTGTCCGGGAAGTTTCCCAAAATTCCGATTTTGCATTTCGCAAAGTCTTTGTCGATTGTAAGGTCAAGCGAATCAATGACGCAATTTGCATACCTTTCGGTTTGGATGCCTCCTTGCTTAATCGTCAATGTTCCTGTCCTCATTGATGCGTTGGCGTTTTGTATTGCGAATGTGTGGTCGTAGACTGTGGATTCTCCGGAGTGTGCCGCTGAGGATGTTTTTGTCCCCATAAACAAATCCAAAACGTACGGAAGCATGTCTACGGTCGGGACGAATTCGATTGATCCCTTGCCGTACTGCTTTATAACCATGCTGTTGCTGGTTTTGTTTCTGATTCCGCGAGCACTGTTGAGCAATACTTTATCGCTCATGCTTACTAAGCTCAAGCTCTCCCATTTGAAGAAGTCTTGTGCTGCGACAGGTGTGCCTGCTGTTGTTTCAACGGCAATGCCCACCTCCGTCTGTCTCCCTGATATTTTTGCCATGTTTTTTTATTTATTTTATTAATTTTATGTGATGGTTTGCCAAAATCTGAGCCTTGGCTGTTTCCTCGACAGGAAGTTCTTTTGTGGCTCCGGCTGAAATTGCCCAGCCGATGCTTGGGAAGTCTACGTCAACGTCTGCGGTCACCTTGGCAACTGCGGATGTCTTTGGCGCTTCTTCTTTTTTTGTTGTTTTTTCTATTTCCATGTTTTTTAATTACCTTACTTGTATAAAATGCGCGGTTATTTCGAGCATGCCCTCAATTGCCCAGGAGTTTTCTTTTCGCTTGTCCATTGTCATGCCGTAATTTATTCTGCTGGATGTGGATAGGTCGGTTCTCAGGTTATTGCCTGGGTCTACCTCCACGTTATTGCGAATAATTCCCAGCAACGATTCCGGCTTCAGTTTGTAGGTTCCGTCCTGCCTGCCCTCCATTAAATCATAGAGCTGGTTGACGCCTCGCACCATTGGCTTGTCGTCGCTGATGGTTTCTCTTACGTCGGTCACAACTGTCAGCGATATCCGGATGCTGTGTTCGTCCTCGACATTGCTTAGGTTTTTTACCGACGTATCGACCTTGGCTAAAATAAGGGCTGGCAGTTCCGACATTCCGATTCTGATTGGGTCGCCCATATAAATTCTTTTGAAATTACTGGTTTTTCCATTTATCAGGTCAGCGTATTTTTTCAGTATTGGGTCTTGATATAAATCGTCTGCCATAATTTTATGCGGTCGCTTGTATAAAATAGTTGTGGAATATTTTCACCACCTGCTGTCTTTGTGCCTCTGCTAATTTCATCATAACACGGCGAGGCAGTTTCGTGCGAGGTTTGTTTGACTGGTGATATTTAAAATAGTCAACCTCATTCCAAACCTGCGCCATGTCGCTCCGGTACAAAGACATAAATCCGGCACGCATCTTTCCTGTGGCCTCCAGGATGCCTTTGCCTGGATATTTCTTGTTTTTCCGGTAAGCGTACGCCTTGCTCAAAGGCGACCACTGTTCTTCAATAATCGCACCCTGGCTTTGGAATACGTCGTTGCTGAATATGTCTTTTAAGGTCATTGCTGTTTCCTCAAACGCCGGCGTCCAGTCTTTTACTTTGTCTGCCATAATCAGCAGTCTTCGGCTCAATTGCGTCTCTCCCTCAATGGTGTATTTTAATTCAAATGCCATAATTTGCCGGGATTCCCGGTATTTTCGTTAAAATCTTTGTCGCATTGTAAACTTGCGGTCGGGTCCGTTCACGTTGTCTACCTGGTCGGGATAGCTCATAATTCCGTTTGAATTAGTTCTTGTCTGCATTTCCAACCTATCACTCCCTAATAATTGCTGACCACCTGGACTCTGCAATTGTTTTAATATTGCCCTGGCTTCCCCGAGCCATTTTACTCCCTGTCCATCGGCGCCGAATTCCTGGTAATCCATGTAGCCTCCTGCAAGCAATGTGGCGAGGTTTTCTACCATAAATGGGATTTCCTGCGTTCCCGAGCTGTTAATCAATGGCAGGACGTATTTTGCGTTTAAATAGCTGTCTATTTCATTCTCCGCACGCTTTCGGTAGACTTCGATTTGTGCGTCGGTAATAAACGGGTTGTTTGTCAGCCCTGTCTGTTTCCTGATTGCGTAAATTGAGCAATACCTCGTGCTGTCGTCTCCGGCGACGGCTTCTGCGTCTGCCAGGTCTGTTTCGTCGGTTGTTACGGTGTTGTAATATGTGGATTTGAAATATGCGTATCCCTCTGTGCCGTCGTATTCCAAATAATTTCCTTGTGGGTCTCCTGGCAAAATGTCCGCCGGGCTTCCATAACTTGTCAGCTCAACGTAAGAGCCGGATGCTGTCAGGCTTCCGTAAAACTTACGCTGGTTGTATTGGTATTTTACAATCGGCTCGTCGGTGTAATGCACGAGCTTCATTGTCGCCAGCGTCAGCGTTTGTGTGGTTACAGCTGTAACCTTGCAAAGTTCCGCCTGCTCTGATCCCTCGGGTCCTATCACAATAAAGTCATTGACTGCGTATCCGCTCGAGTTTGCAACTGGAAGCACCACGCCGTTTCCCGGTGCGGTGTTTGCTGTTACATTTGTTCTCTCTCGCTTAATTGATTGGTCTGTAGGGAATAATATTGTTTTCATAGGATTTTTGCTGTTAAAATATAATCTCCTTTTCCTAAATTGCAATCGTGGCAGGCCGTTATATAATTTTCTATTTTGTCCTCGCCTCCTTTACTTTTAGGATAGATATGGTCTATTTCTAATATTACATTCGGAGATTTTCTGCCACAATATTGACAGGTAAAATTGTCTCTTTTGAAAATTGCAAATCGTAATTTTAGCCTTTTTGCAGTACCATATTTGTCGGTACGGTCACACTCTTTACATCGTGAACAGAATCCACTTGATTGCCTTTTATCTTTATAAAAACAATCTAATGTCTTTATCTCTTTGCAAATCCAGCATTTCTTTAATCCCTGTTTAAATAGCTTAGATTGGGTCTTCATTTATTTATCATACTATAAAAAAGGCGGAAGCCGAAGCCCTTTATATGTGTAATGTTTTTGACTTAGGCTTCCGCGCGTATGTTAGGAGGATTCGGGTGGCTTTGGTTCGTACCAAATCTCGACGGTCATCTGCCGCAGGTTGGCTTCTGCCGTGTCCATAAACCCTGGCAGGTGTGCGACCAGCATGTGCAGGTCATCTTTGTCCGTTATAGGCAGGCAGTAGGCTCTGTAGCACCCTACGTTGCTTCCTGCGCTCTTTACGGCGGTATTTGTCATCGTGCTGTCCTTTCGGGTGTTCGGTTGGCAATCTCGTGAGATTAGGGCAACCGTGGTGTGCGTTTTGGGCGAGGCAATGCTCGAGTGATCCGTTGACTGGACAAAATCCGTGCTTTTTGCACCAGAATATGGTCATCTGAACCTCCTTTAGTTAGTGGTAAAGCAGGGGATGCTTCCCCCTGCAGTGTCTCCAGCTTTGCCACTAACGGTTTAAAAGAACTATTTTCCTATGAATTTGCGTATGATTTCCTCTGCTAACCACATCAGAAATCCTCCAACCACCACGCCGATTGCAGCAATGATTGATATTTTTCCTTTCAGGTTATCCTGAAATTCTTTAATTTCTCCCATTCTTTCCTCGTGTGCTTTGCATGGCAGTTTTTCAAATAATTCCTTGATATCTAAAACTACCTGCTTCGTTGTGACTATGTCC